AATCGTCTCTGGTCTCGTTGGTTTCTGCCAGTCCTGATTGAGATTTCACCATGTCGAAAGCTGTATCAAAATTGTTAAAAGCCATTATCTTAATGGTAAACGATAAATTAATTGTAACTTTTTTAAGTCCCCAAAATACTTGCAACCCCACCTAATTGTAGACAAGCCCAAGCACCTGACGAAGCATCGGTATAATCGTTTGTTAGAGGTTTAGGTGTGCCGTCAAAACCATATAAGGCATTTAGGTATCGATCGTTCCAATCGCCTTTGAGTAAAAATACGTTCCCCCGTTTAGCGTCACTAGCGAAAGGTTTAGCACGGGTGACTTTATCCCCTTGAGGGCGTACCCCTTCCGTGTCAAATCCCCATAGTAAGTTCTTTAGGTGAGATTCGACTCTTATTCCTGCACTCCCACCCTCTAATTCCCACCGAATTGGCACATAATTACCGTCTTCTTTTGCCGTCTCAATCATCCACTCGTCAGAGTCAGCCGGAGCTAATTGTTCGGCTCTAGCATCCAAAATATAATAGTTGCCTGAGTCGTAAGCCATTTTGACTGAAGCTGTAAAATAAGCATCGGCTTTCATCGCTTGAGCTGTGGCCGCCATATCCCAAAACCTAATACCGTCAAGGGGATAGGGTAATGAGTCGATAATTTGAAACCACTCTTTCTTAAATACTTTTCCCCCACCTTTAATATCGGCTGGGATGCAAAATAATTCTTCATCTGCACCCACGCCATAGTCTTTGATTAATTGCGATCGCCATTGCCTTTCGTTATCTTTGGAATATTTCCAGCCGTTGACTAAGCAAATTCTTTCATAGAGTCCAGCTTCGATCGAGTCATCTAGATCGTACTTGTGGATGGAGTAGTCAAATTTTCCCTCAAAAGTTTGCTGAATTATTTGGTTGAAATAATTGTCAATGCCGTTATGGGTTGAGATTATTCGCAATTGTCCACCCCATGCCAAAATTGCCATTCCAGCTTTTAGCAATTCGGGTAAATCATCATGGAAGGCGGCCTCATCAATTACTACTTTTCCCTTTTTCGCCCTCAAGTTTGATGGTCGAGAGGATAATGCGACAACTTTATGACCACTGGCAAATCTTACCCGATAAACTAAAATACTGCGATCGTCCTGTTCTAATATCTCTTTCTCAATACCAGATACGGCTATTTGGTAGGCTTTTGCCCACCATCCCACATCTTCAATATATTGCTCTGACATTTCTCGGTTGTAGCCGATGTAATAAGTCGAACAACCATTGATTTGCGAGGCATCCAAAGCGGCGATCGAAGCATCCCCCCAGGATAAACCAATGCGACGGGATTTCTGACAGATTTTAACTCTACTCTGATCGATCGCCCATAGTCTCTGGTACTGCAGGAGAATCGGTGGCATCTTCCGAAATACCGAGGATTCTTGCTTTAATATCATTTGCCTCGACTTCAGTGAGTCCTTTTCCAGTTCCGTTTTGGCTATTTTCGCTAGTAGTCTGGGCGATAAGCCACTCTCGGAAAACCTCGGTATTGGCGACAATGGTTTTAAGTCCATAGGCTTCAATCATTTTTATAGCTGATTCTAAATCTTTCGGTGGTGGCGGTAACACTCGATCGAGAGCCCATTGAGGTGTACCCATATTTGTTTCCTCAATTTGCTCTTCTCTCCACTTTTCTCTATACCCCACTATCATGTCGTTTTCATATATCGGTACTGAGTGGATGGTTATATTTGATCGGCGTATTTTCTGCCCATGCAAAATGACTTCTTTTATTCTATCTTTGGCAGATTTAATTATTTTCTGTGGACAATTATCCCTAAAATATTGCTGTGCTTTTTCATATCTTTTGGCAAATTCTGGGTATTTTAGCAACCAATTTTGAAAGGTACTTACTGATATTCCCACTTTTTGACAACTATATAAAAGCGTTTGCCCATCTTCGATCGAACTAATTAAAATTTGGATTATGTCTTCTGAATACTTGCTTTTTGCCATATAGGAATAATTCGCGCGATTAAGTTGTTAAAATATCAATAAAATCTTGGGGTAAATTGTTAGCTTCTGCAAAACCTCCCCACACTTGTTTATCCTCAGTAGTAGCACCCCCAATAGTACATAACTGAGTCCATATTAAAGTGAACAAACTAAGACCTCTTGTAGTTA